GTTGAAAATATGGAAGTATCTGTTCTGTGATTTGTAGTGCGTCATCATTTAACTTACACATAATAGCAAGTTCAAATTGCATATTATAAGGAACTGGCATATATGACTTCTTAGTCTCCGTTCCATCATTAGGATCCTTTACTGTAAACTGTTGAGTTGTAGTTACTTTCCTAGAAGGATCATAAGTCAAACCTGTAAACTCAAAAGACATTCTAGGCAAAGTAATTGCCGTTGCTTTATTTAAATCAGGTGTTTGATTTAATCGTGCCAAAAATTTCTGAGTAGGACCATATCCCAAAGGAACTCTTATAACAGAACCCTCTTGCTTGACGGTGATTCCATTAAAAAGAGTACCAAAAGAAATAATGGTTCTTCTCAGAATTTCGTTATAAAAATACTCAAACATTTCTACACTACTGGTATATTGTATTTATACCCAACGAGTTACCGTCAATTCTATGGTGTTATCATCCATCTCCCATTCCTCTTCTACTTTAAATCCCATTTCTTTAATTTGATTATGAACTGTCATACGAGCATATTGTTGAGTTACTTTTTCAACAAATCTTTTTGGAGGAACTGGATCTTTCCAAGTTTGTATATCTGCTACTAGTTCATACTCTCCATTATTATTCAAACGAAATCCAATATCATCCCCTATAGAAACATCAACCTTTACTTTTTCATGTTGATGATCTAGAGGATTTATTAACTCTTGATTTTCCTGAACTTCGTATTGAAGAAGTTCAAGTGCCTCGATAAGTTGAGGTTTATTCTTAATCTTGGTTTTTATTGTGCTGAAGTGAGACATGTTCGTTGACAATAGCGGGTTGATAAAATTCAGGTTTAAATTGACGAGTTTCTAAAACTCCAAGTTTATTATCTATTTCTTCAGTAAGTTCTAAGCACTCACCAGAAGCAGCTCCAATAACTTCTTCAGTTACATGACCGTCCTGTCTAATGGTAAACTTAAGTGTTTGTTTTTTTGTCATTATAATATTATAGCACAAATATTTAGGGAGTGCCAAATGGATTCTGTTCTGTAAAGTCCATAATAGCATCTGCCTGTGTTTCTATTTCTAAATTATCAGCAAATCCATCATCCGTAGGATCAAGATCAATTAATCTTACAGTGTGACTTGCACCTGATGTTTGTCCTACCAACTTCTCTCCTCTTGTCCATGTTCCACTTACAGATGCTAATTCTATTACATTCGTAGTACCGTTCCATGTTCTCACTCTTGCAGTGGTTCCACTGGTTTCTCCTTCAACAACCTCATTAAACTTGTAATTTCCTGTATTATCAAGAGCAGGATCTTGAATAGTTAGAGTAGGAGCAGTGCTATATCCAAGACCAGCATTAGTTATATTAATAGCAGTAATTGTACCTGCGGAACTTACAACAGCAGTTGCAGCAGCAGAAACAGTAGTAACACCTGTCTTAAATATTTCATTACTAAATGTTATTGTTGGGTTAGTAGTATATCCAACACCACCCACATAACCGCCAGCACTGGTTAAAGTTACTATACCGATGACATTATCACCAATGACAGAAGTGGCAGCAGCACCGCTTCCTCCACCGCCAATAAAGGCAATCTTAGGAGCAACTGTATATCCAGAACCAACGTTCTCTAAATCTACATGCTGAACAGATCTGGTAGCAGGGTTAACGTTATCAGTACACGCCACAATTCCTCCTATTAATCTTACAGTAGCAATACCTGTTACACCACCAGAAGGAGCAGATGATATGGCAACAGTTGGTTGTCCCAAATATCCACCACCCCGATTAGTAATATCAATATATCGAATACCACCATCGGTTACAATACCAGTAATAGCAGTAGCAGTTACACCTGTACCTACAAGAGTAAGAGTTTGAGTTGGTCCAATAAGAGTAGAGACACCACCATCTTCACCAGTTACACCATCATAATCTCCTCCTATTAGACTATCATCAATCTCCTCAACCCCAGTATCAATAACCTCATCCTCATAACGGAATATTTCACATTTAAGAGTATAAACATAAGTCTTCATTAATTGGTAGAAAGGTTTTTCATGTTCTACAAACTTAATTTCAAATAACCTATCACCTAACGGAAAATATATTAAATCGCCTTCCTTAGGACGGGTTGCTAATTGAATGTTTTCTTCATTCTTCATCAAAGGTTCAATATATGTTTCCCATCTTTCTTTGGATATAGTAATACTTAATTCATTAGTTTGCTCAATACCAAACTTAGATAATACAACCGAATTTTCACTATATCCATCAAAAGTATCAAGATATGCTTCTAATGGATAAGCATCATCAAACTTAGATGCTACTACCTCCTTAATTACTTTATTTTCTTTAATATATTTGCGGGGCATATAATGTATTTCAACACCATACATCCTCAACTGTTCGTTGATTAAATCTTGAACTAAATTCTGTTCAGATCTAGCACCTTGCTGAAAAAACGGATTGAGTGCCATGATCTTAACCTATCATATCTAGTGGAGGTAGTTCATAAGTGTTGGACATTATTTCTCTAATTCTTGTCAATTCCTTTTCGGCATCATCATAAATTTGTCTTCCATTCAGTTCAGTGCCACCAGGAAGTTTTACTCCTGCAAACTTAATTAAATTTTGCCCCCACTGCCTTTTAATTAATGCAACGGTGTATGGTTTTAAAAACGAATCATTCCATACCCTAGTGTAATCATTTGGGTTCATTGCTCTGAAACAATCGATGATTAGATAATCACCTTTAGTCATAGAACTCCAATCAATATCCAAATATAATCTATCCTGTCTCTGATTAAATCTTATTTGTTTTTCAGTGGTTAAAAGGAAATTAATATCTTCGAGATATGTTTTTGTCATTGCATATGTCAAAAGTTCAGTTGCTCCCCAATAATATATGTCATTAAGGAATAACTGATACTTCACACTAAACATGTTATTGGTTATAGTATTAGATCCATCAAAATGAAATACTTTTGTACACCCTATAATTTCAGGAGGAATCGCTAGATAATTACTATTTTCAGTATAATCAAATTGTGTTTCAGTACCTGCAATATCAGCAGTGGCACTAGTGGTTGTTAATCCAACGATGCCATCTGAACCTGGTCCTTTACCTCTATCAATATCTCCCTGAGTTACTTTATACTTCATATATGTTTGAGCGACACCATCAAAATGCCTCTCTTGGAAGTATTGGATAGCATCATCTACAATATCCTCTATCTGCTCATCAGCAACGTTAATCTCCAATACAGGAGCACCTAGCTGCCTCTTACAGTAGTCTATGAATTGTGTTCTAGTAGATGGTCTTCCCATTATACAATTATCCTTTTAGGTATTTATGGTGCGGAAGCAATGCCAGCATATACAAGTATATTGCCGTTTACCATATTATAAATGGTAGTTCCTTGTCCTACCCTTGTAATAGTAACTCCTGTTCCTGGTAATATTTCTAAGGGTGATGTATGTGCTGCTCCAATTTGAATCTTGTTTGCCACAGTGGTTGCTATTCCTACAATTGCAACAGTTGTAATTGCAGCTCCAACAGAAACCGTATCACCAATTGCCACACCATCTAGTTTATTAATAGTAAACTCAGTAGTACCAATGCCAGCAGTAGCACCAACAGCAATTGAAGTATCTAAAATTGATTCAGTTACTAAGGATGGAGTTAATAATACATTATATTCATATCTTCCAGCAGAAAGATTTCTTGTTTGAGTTGATCCTAGTGAAATATAAAATTGTCCATCATACGCACTACTAAATCCTACCGTAAATGTAGCAGCAGGAATATCCGTAGCACCTATACCAGCACTTTTTTGCATCTGTGCTGAACCACTCCATCCAGTCAAATCATAATTTTCATTGGAAGTGTTATCTACATTGAAAGTATTCTTAAAGTTAGCTCCACCATAAATCACCAAATCGGCAGCATTTGGTACTCCTGATTCGGGATCGAATGTAAAATTCTTAGTGGACATTGGAAACTAACTCCTTGAGTAAAGATTTGATTTCATTCATTTCACTTTTTAAATTAGCAAGATCTTCTTCAATATTATCTGTTTTTTCAGATTCTCTTTTTTTAGCATCACGTCGTGCGATGTATTTTTGATACTCTGATTGATTCACATTAACTATCGATTTAGATTTAGCATCTCTTAATAGATCAGCATGACCAGTGACTCCATGATATTCCATTATGCTAATGCCATCACTCTTAAGTCTCTGACTCTAGGAACAAAAACTTGATTAGTAGATGTCAACAGAATTTTAATTCTATAAGACTTAAATGATGGTAATTGATCCACACTGAATGTATATTCACTAAATTCTAAAGCATCACCTTCAAATCCAGAAGTATTGGATTTAGTAACTAATTTATCAGATAATCCATTATTATCTGCTTGTGAGATAACTTCACCTTTATAATTTAAATTAGTATATCCTGGAAAAGGAGTAAAGATTGGATCAAGTCCCTCCTTATTATTAATCGAGTATAGAACTCGTATGTCAGCATCAATATCAATATGAGCAGATAGTAAAACCTTTATTGATGTT